ATAGTCAATCCAAAGTTTATTTGCAACAGTTACTGAAGCATTATTTAATTTCAATGAACTATTGCCAGGATCACTGTCTGATGTGTCAGTTTGAAAGTTATATTCAAACGTTGCACCACCAAAGCCACCTTGAGCACCAGTTGGACCCTGTGGACCTTGCGGACCTTGCGGACCAGTGTCACCAGTCACACCTTGTGGACCCTGTGGACCTTCTGGACCTTGTGGACCTTCTGGTCCCTGTGGACCAGTCACGCCTTGAGGACCTTCTGGACCTTGCGGACCTTCTGGTCCCTGTGGACCAGTCACACCTTGAGGACCTTCTGGACCTTGCGGACCTTCTGGACCTTGTGGACCAGTATCACCAGTTACACCTTGTGGACCCTGCGGACCTTCTGGTCCCTGTGGACCCTCTGGACCCTGCGGACCTTCTGGACCTTGTGGACCAGCAACATTTGAAACACCGCTTGGTCCTTGAGGACCTTCTGGTCCCTGCGGACCTTCTGGACCTTGAGGACCAACGACACCTTGCGGACCTTCTGGACCTGACGGACCAGATGGACCAACAATACCACCGTATGCAAGTAAATCCCATGCAGTGACGCCATCACCAACTTTAAATTGGCTTGAGTCTGTTTCTAGACCAAATTCGCCTAGCGCAAGAACTGTGTTCGCGGCAGACCACTCTGATGCTGTTCCGCGACGAAATTGAAGTTGAATATATGCCATGTTAGGTTACGCCTCCGCAATTAATATTTAGTCCTACGCTAAAATCTGTAGTTGGTGTGCCGCCATCATAAACCACAGCACCCACTGGACCTTGTGGTCCTTGTGGTCCTGCTGAACCATTTGCACCTGATGGACCTGTTGGACCAGGATCTCCATTTGCACCTGATGGACCTGTTGGACCCTGTGGACCATCTGCTCCATTGGCACCTGATGGACCTGTTGGACCCTGTGGACCATCAGCACCATTTAATCCGATTGGACCTTGTGGACCTTGAGGTCCATCATTACCATTTAGACCAGACGGACCTGTTGGTCCTTGTGGTCCAATATCACCTGCAGCACCAGTAGGTCCTTGCGGTCCAGTTAATCCTGCTGGTCCTTGTGGTCCTTGTGGACCAACATCACCAATATCACCAGTTCTTGCAAATGTAATGATGATATCATCACCATTTTGGAATACAACACCAGAAAGGTTTACGCTGCCAGAAACATAAGAGCAATTGACAATTGAATAGACGCCTGGATGAGACGCAGCTCCGATGGTAAATATTGCAAACGCTTCAATATTTGATTTTTCACTGACCTTAAAGTGACCTTTGATGGTTGATGTTGAATCATCAATTGTTTGTAACAATGAAGTTACATCAACAGAAGAGTCATCATTCTCGCTTATATAAAGTTCAGTTGCAAGAGTTAAGTTGCTATTATTGAACTTGAGTTTGCCAGTTCCAGGATTAGTATTTCCAGTATTTGAGTCAAAAGTGTAATCTAATGTTACACCGCCAAATGATCCTGCAGGACCTGATGGACCTGTCGGACCTTGTGGACCAGCAATACCTGCATCGCCAGTAACACCAGTTGGACCAATTGGACCTTGAGGACCAACATCACCAGCAATACCTTGAGGACCACTCGGACCGCTTGGACCAGATGGACCTTGCGGACCAACAGCACCAACAACGCCTTGAGGACCTTGTGGACCTTCTGGACCTGTTGGTCCTTGTGGTCCAGTGTCAGCGCCAGCACCAGCATATAAATCAGTGAAGTTTTCATTTACTTTTTCAAATGCTTCACGAATTGTATCACCAGTCCCATCATTAGGTGCTGATCCAATATCGATTATTTGTTGCGTCATTTCTTATTCTCTTATGAATTGTCGTCAGCTGTCTTAGAACCAATATCAACATTAATGAGAGTTGAGTCAACTCTATCATCAAAGAAGTATGGGCGTTCTTGTAATATTTCAGTAAATCCAAATGCGCTGTCTGCATTTGCATTCATAGGATCTGGATATACGATCTGTCTCACTAATTGATTAGTTGGAGTTGCAAAACTTTGTATATTCCAAGAAGCATTTGATACTGCGCCAGTTATATATTTACCCACGTTAAGTAATCCATTTGTATCTACAACAACCAAAGTGTTAGAATCTGAAGCCCATGAATGTACAAATGCTGTCGCATTGGCTTCATTGAGCGTTCTACCTTCATAAACCAATTCTCCAATCTTAAACGTACCAGTTCCAGAACTAAACACAATTTCTTTTTGTGCTGTTGTATTAAATGTACTGTCATAGGTATTTGCGATTGCTTTGCGAATAATCTTAGACTCAGTTGTTGCGCCGTACATATATCCTTTAGCAGTAAATGTCAACGTCCACATAATAATACGAACGTTATCGCTACTTACACCGACGTTATTCACATCTTGTGAAACAGAATTAAGTATGAATGGAACATCTACTTTCTCAGAAGCAATATCAACTAGACTCATAGTGAGTGTATAGTCAGGAGCAAAATATGGGAGAATCTGTTCTACAATCTGTGTGCCATCTTCAACGTTTCGAACATAAATGGTTAGAGTAAAGTCAAAGTTATATGGTGTTGCTACAATATTTTTTACTACACTTCCTGTACTTCCACTTGCAAAACTATTTGTAAAGCTGCTTCTCTTTCGAAGTGGATCATAAGTAATCGCGTCCATCTCAAAACTCATTCTTGGCAATGTCATCATCGTTTCATTTGCCAAATTTGGATCTTGAGTGATACGCTCATAGAATTTTTCTTTTTGAGCGTACATCAAAGGGACGTTGATTCTTTCAATCTCTTGCGTTCCAGCTTTATTGTATCTCTTTAATGTGATGTTGTTAAACATCGTGCCAAAGGCTACGACCATTTTGCGAGTAATACGGTGATAAAAATGAACGCCTGATAGCATTATGGCTCACCAAATGGATTTGATTCGCTAAAATCTAAAATGTTATCTGCTTCTTGTTCAATTAAAAAGTTATCATCTAGTTTATTTTCAACTGCATCTTTAATCTTATCTGCAGTAGTCTGTATTTCCCAGATAGCACCACTAGACTTACCTTTTAGTTGAGCTGTGTCAACAAATGATCCAAAAATATTTTTAAGCCTCAATTCTCTATTTGGTTTATCCCAAGAGGCAACAAGTCCCTTTGCAGTTGCTGATGCAAATGTTGACCCTTGATATACCCACTCTTGATCTAAGAATGTTCCAGAACCACCTGCATCTAATATGTACTCAAGAACCATTGCTTGATTATCAGATATATCATCAATTTCAGTGACACCTGTTTCAAATAATTCGCCATTATACTTAAAGGCTTCCATTGTCAATCCATACATAAATGGAGCAATTTTACCAGCTTGGAAGAAGTTTTTCTCTTCTTCAATGCCTTTGATTTCCATTATTTTCTTTTGAATTGGAAGATAAACTAGGTCGCCTTCTTTTGGTAAATTATGAGTTGTTGGATATTGTCTTGTGACTAATCTTTCAAATGTTCGACGAGCCACAGCCATGCGTGCAACTTTTTGAATCTCAAGACCAAACTTACTAAAGAACTCAGAGTTGCCTTCGAAGTCTTGAAATGACTCCATATACATGTCTACTTTAATTGCACCACGATAACATTTTACAGGATCATCACCAAATAGTTCGTCTGTAGATGAACGTGATTCTCTTGGAAGATAGTAAACATCTATCCCATGATTGCGAATTGATTCGATGATCAAATCTTCGATCAGCTGTTGTTCAACTGATGCTTTCTGATTGTTAAAATATACACTAGTTGGCATTTTATCCTACAATAAATGCAGCGGGTTCTTCGTATGTGTCGCGAAGTTTTTCTTCTAGCATTAAAACTTCTTGAGTTGCTTCGTCATAAATCGTTTGAGCATTAATGACTAAACCACCTGGAAGAGTATAGTTTCCATACTTCTTTAGGTTTGTTCCCCATTGCTGCTTGAATAGTGCAGCAGTATAGTCGCGAACCCAAAGATCTCCATATACTCCAGAATGAACTTGAGGATCTACGATTCGATGACACTCAAATGCAATATATGCATTATCTTTATACTTGTTCCAATCCATAAACACTTTTAACTGGTGAACCTGTTTATTGAAGGTAAATGGCGGGAGACCAGTAACAATCATGTCCAGCATCGCAAGATGTTCTCGAGCGATGACATAATAGGTATATGATGAGGCTGTTAGATTATAAAAATCGTTGAGGCGAAGTTGATAATTAATATCAAACATGTTAAATCCAGAAGAGGAAGTCGAAGACTGAACCGCTCCTGTGAAAGGGAATACCTGCGAGATTCCGATTATAGAGTCTGCTAGAGTAATATAGTTATTTGAAATATCTCCTGCAGTCACCTGATGAGCCAAATAACAGCGCTCTGTACCATCATAATGGTGATTCTTATACATGTAAAGAGCGTCATCGATTCGATCTTCTAATTGATCGTCGTCGACGTTAATGTCGATAACTGGAAACCCGAGTTTTCTAAGACAATAATCTTTGAGTTGAGTGCGGGATGAGGGATGAGACATGTAGAACCTCTCTAATTATTGTATATTTAGTTTAAGAGATAAGGCTCCCATTACGCGAACTATAGACTTTATTGGGATCCATATGTGCAAATTGTTCCCAATTTGGCTCTCCAGGAAGAATTCGGCGACCTGTAGATTCTTCTCCGATATGCTCGATGATATTTTTACCTTCTGAATTTTTTAGTATCGCTGAATACATCTTCTCAAAATGATCAAGATAAACCATGATCATTCCTTCGTTAATCGTAAATCCCCAGTACTCGCGGAATGGATAATTAATGATACTTCTTTTATAGAAAGAGAAAATAATTGGGAACTGTTTTGTGTTTTTCCCATAGTAATATTGCTTAATTGGCGTGTCGGTCGGTTCAATTTTAGGAGCAGACTCGTGGAAATACCACTCTTGTCTTTGTAAAACTACCGAAGCCATTTTAGGATCAGATTCTAGAATTTCGATCATATCATCTAGACGAACTGGCTCTTTGAGAACCACATCGTCTTCCTGATGAATGATATAATCATAATCGGTGGTCTTGAGATAATCGAAAAACTCAGACCAAGTTACAGATAATCCCATATTCTCTTTATGTAAAAAGAGATTAAATTTATGAGTTTTACCAAGTAAATCGAAAATATAATCGTTTCGAGTTCTTGGATAATCGTCGATTAATAAACGATCTACCTGATGACCGCAATAATCAAGTAGATGTAGCGACTCTAGGCTCTTGGTTAAATACTGAAGCCGATTACAAGAAAATATAACGTGAAGAATTTTCATCAGTATTCAGTATTAAAGAAGAATGTCTGGAACAATCGACCAGAGTGTAGCGTGCTTCCGAAATAATCTAGCGAAGCATGAAATAGATTTCCACGATAGAGAACAAGACGATTATACTTGTTTGCGATATAATCTGTCATTTCCCATTTAGTGTAATCATATCC